GAGGAAGATGGCAATTAGAGAAGGTAAATGATTATTGGTATAAACTTATTAGTGGGGTTGAATATGGGCCCTACGTGGCATTCGGAACGGGGATATATGGCCCGAGAGGGATAAAGATAACCCCGACAACTAAGAAGGCTTTAAGTTTCATGTGGCATGGGATGAGAGTAACCGTTAAAAGTGTAAAAGGCCAGAAGCCAAACCCATTTCATGAAAGAGCTATGAAGAGAGGAGAAAATAGGATAGATGAATTTATAAGAACAGCATTGAGGGAGACAGGAGGTTAAGATGGAAGCAAAAACTTTATCAGATGCCATCGATGATATTATGGATAAGATAGAGGAGAAAATATCCGGAGCAATGCAAGACGGAGGGTTACTGGATGATGTGAAAGCATTGGTAGTTGGCACAAAGACAAGCCAAAAGCCGGAAGCTCCTGCAATATGGATAATGGAAGGAGAGACCGTCATACATCCGGATTCAAAAACTACCATGTGGGAAAGTTGGGACATGGATGTTGTGATTATAGGGGTTACCTTTAATTCGGTAGAAGGCAAAGTAGGCTATAAAGATGCGAATGGATTAACAGCCAGGGTAAAAAATATATTATTAGCAGACCGAACCCTGGGATTCGGGCACGGTAAATTTTTTCAGGATATAAAGAGTAAAAGATTTGATGGGAATAATCCATACTTTCAAAATGGAAATTATTATAGTGCAGTATATACTTTAACGGTTACTTTTACGGTAAGAGAATAAAAATGAAAGGAGATGACAAGTTATGACAGAACCAAGAAGATACGCGGGTTTTGTAGAAGAAGAAACATTTAATCCGGATACTCCGGCCGATGCAATATTCCATATAGATATTGCTTCTGCAACTTTAGACACACCTTCTGATCCTAATTTACATTTTGAAGGTGGGTTAAGTAGAGGGAGAAAAATAATAAGACCAGGGTATTATGTACCATCAGGAAATATTATATATGCAATAGATATACGCTCAATAGGGTATTTTTTAAAGTGGGCCTTAGGTAATTATACTTTTACAGACGGAGGGGAAGGAACGAACACCCATGAAATATATCCGAAAGAAAATACTGTATTGCCTTCGTACACCGTAAGGTTGGGAAAGGATATTTTTGAGCATATATTTACCGGATGTGTGGCAAATGGCCTGGAGCTAGCCATAGAAGATTCTTTTATATTTGCTACTTTGGATAATATCGGAGCAAGAGATAAAAGGGGAACTTTAAAGGAAGTTGCAGCCTTGACATTATTCAATGAAAATCTTTTATCTTTTGTTGATACTTCACTTGCTCTGGGCGCTGCAGTAGATTACAACTGTAAGATAAAGAACCTGACCATAAGTATAACCAATGGAGCAGATGCCGGGCCAGGGAAAGGATTTGGTTCAAGGCATCCTTGCAGAATTCCTGTAGGAGCAAGGAATATTGACATAAAGGGGAATCTATTCTTTGAAGATTACAGCGAATATGCAAAATTCTGGGGAGCCTCAAGTGCAGTAAGCGCGGATGGAGTATCGACAGAGGCGATGATATTGACTATTGATTCAGGGACGGATGGTAGCCTGGAATTTAACTTCCCGAAATTAGCTTATACCGATTTAAAGACTCCACCATCCGGAAGAGGAGAAATCGTACAAGCCTTTAGCGGAATAGCCTTAATAGATACTATTACCCTGGCAGATGCAGTCACTACGATAGAAGCAGAAATATTGGCTACTTTGTTAAATAATAATGATGACATGGATGAAGACATTATGTCTTAAAAAATTAAAAGGAGAAAAAGTCATGGAGAATAAAATATCAATAAAAGAGCGGATACTTAAAGGAAAAGATTATACTAAAAAAATATCAATAAAAGAGCTTGGAGGGGAAATCGAAATTAAACCATTAACCGAACAGCAATGGACGGAGATAAGTGCCAAAGCGGTCCAGTCAGCAAAAACAGAATTTACTCCTATATTGAATAAAGTGGGCCAAGTTGATACAAAAAAAACAAAAGAATCAATTAAATTTAATTTTGATATAGAAACACTTCAAAAAGGGGATTTTGAAAAAAATATATTAACTTGTAAATATGGCATAGTGGAAGAAGGATTGACAGAAGAGGATTTAAGGCAGATATCCCCTCCGGGCGTTATAAAGAAAATAGCAGACGAGATATTTAGAATAAGCGGGATAGGAGAAGATCAGCTAGAAGAGCTGCAATTTTTTCGCTAAAAGTGAAGAAGGACAAGAGATAATAATATTTCAAATATCCGGAATAAAGTTTGTTGATAATTATAAGGATCTTACAATAGCACAAAAGATTTTTATTCAGTTTGCGTATAAAGAATATAATGAAAGAGAATATGGAAAGGTACAGAATGATAAATATGCTAAAGCAAGAAAAATGGCCAGAGAGAAGGTGAACAAATAAATGGCAAATGTGATGGAAGTTATAGTTAAGGGAGTAGACCAGATATCTCCTGTTATTGACAAAATAGATGCAAAAACAAAGAGTACAGGAAATACCATGCAAAAAAATTGGGCCGGAGTAGGAAAGAATATGCAAGTTGCAGGTGTGGCCGCGGTAGCACTAGGAGCGGGGATAGAAATGTTGGCCAGGGCAAATGCTCCGTTATTAGAGACAACCAGAAGGTTGGCCGATTATTTAGACCTGGATAGCAAAGCCATGCAGCAATTAGTTATTGACACTTCAAATGTTACTTTTCCATTAAAAGAAGTATTAGAGATAATGGAGACCGGGACGAAGTTGGGGATTGAAAGTGCTGATAGTCTAAAAAAATATGCTGAATTTTGGGATATGGTTGGAGATGCGACAGGGGAGAACGGTCCGGCATTAGCGGAAGCAGGGGTTTCCCTAAAAGCATTAGGAATCGCAGCCGGGGAAGAAGGAAAAGCTTTGGCAGCCTTCGGATTTATTCAGAGAAATACGACTATGGATATAGGCGATTTTATTAATTCGATAGGTAGGCTGGCACCGGAGATGAGAGAATTAAAGATGGGAGTAAATGAAGCAGCGGTAGTTTTAGGAATCATGCAAAAAGAATTTGGAATGACTTCCCGGGTGGCCATGCAGGAATTCAGAACAGCGGTTACATCAGCGGATGGAGATATAGATAAACTCAAAGAGACTCTGGGAATAACTGGCGAAATGTTCGATGAGTATACTAAACAGGTAGCCGAGAGCTCGGATGTTATTGCAGAGAATGCCAAAAGAAATAACGAGCTTTATACCCCAATACAAAAGATACAGCATGCATTAGAAGAATTAAAATATAAGATGGGAGACTTTATTCAGGGAGCAGCGGGCTATGCACCACTCCTAACCGGGATGGGGTCAGCCATGACGATTATAGGAACGATTATGAAATCAAACTTCCTACCACAAATTATGGCAGCAGCCAAAGGAGTCTGGGCCTTCACAGCTTCTATATTAGCGAATCCTTTAACTTTTTGGGTGGGAGCGATTGGAGCGGTTATTACAGCAATCATATTATTATGGAAAAATTGGTCACAAATAACCGAATGGATAAGTAGAAAAATTGATTGGATAGTAGATAAGTTTCAATGGTTAGGGGATAAGGTAAAATGGGTAGCTGAAAAGCTGGGGATATATAAAGAGAAGACAGAAGAAATTATAGAATCTACTGATAATTTAAAAGATTCTGTGGAAAAAACAGGTGGAGAAATAGATGATCTGGCAACAGCACAAAGAGAAGCAACAACAGCATCGGATTTATTAAAAGATAGTACGGATGGTTTAGGTGATTCTCTGGGAGAAATTCCGGAGCAAGCCAAAAGAGCTTCGGATAGTATCAAAATATATGCGGAGGATGTTGGAGAAGATTATATACAACTAGCGGGAAGAGCAACCGATTCATGGGAAGATTTTTATGCATTCTGGGAAGCGGAAGCAAAAAGAAAAGCGGACGAAATCATAAGGCTAAATAAAAAAGTGGAAGAATCCACTCCAAAACCAAAGGCCTCTAATTTGTATAAAATTTTAGATGCAGAGGGAAATCCACTAGGATTAAGAACCGGGAATACATTGAGTCAGGCCGAAAAAGAAGAGGGTATATCTCTAGTAAAGCTACATAGCGGAGGGATGGTACGGACCATAATACCCGGAGGAGAAGGCCTGGCTTTATTGAAAGATAGAGAGATCGTATCTGAACCAGGGGAAGCACCAGGGAATAATCAGATTAACCTAAATATAAATGAGGGAGCATTTAATATAACCACAGATAAGC